ATTAGAAATCAAAGCAGTTACTATGAAAAATTTGTTACTACCAATTAGTTATATTCTAACTAAATTAAAAAATTATTTTATGGGATTTTTCAGTATCTTTAAAAAATCAAATGATTACAATGAAAAGGTTGTAATTGGATTCATGTCATTCATGGTAATGGTAATTGCTATTGGTGTAGACCTTGTAACAGGGTACATGGGTAGAGCATTAGAATTAAATGAATACATCTTTGATGCATTCATGTACATCACATTAGGTTCATTCCTTCCAGACGTATTAGAGAAGTTTGCAGGATTTAAAAATGGCAAAAAAGAAAACAATAACGAAGAATAAAAATTAGATTATGAGCTTAAAAAGTTTACAAGAAAAAATTGGAGTAGGAGCAGATGGAGCTTTTGGTCCTGGAACAATGAAAAAAGCAATGGAGTTTTACAAACTAACTCCAGTAAGAGCAGCACACTTCTTTGCACAAACAGCACACGAGACAGGAGGATTTAAAGCATTTTCAGAAAACTTAAACTATTCAGCACAAGGACTTCAAGGGATCTTTGGAAAATATTTCCCAGGTAACTTAGAAGAATCTTACGCTAGAAATCCTGAAAAGATTGCTAACAGAGTTTACGCATCAAGAATGGGTAACGGTGATGAGAAATCAGGAGACGGTTTTAAATTTAGAGGAAGAGGAGCTCTTCAATTAACTGGTAAAGAAAACTACGCAGCGTTTGCTAAGTATTTAAACAAGCCAGAAATTATGACTAATCCAGATTTAGTAGCAACTACTTACTCTTTTGAATCAGCAATGTTCTTCTTTGATAAAAACAAATTGTGGTCAATATGTGACAAAGGAATCAACGATGCAGCAATTTTAGAATTGACAAAAAGAATTAACGGTGGTACTCATGGTTTGGCAGACCGTTCAGAAAAAACTAAAAAGTATTACGAATACGTTAAATAAGGTATTATAAGATGAAAACATCACTTTTAATTACATTATCATTGACAACAGCATTAGCATTTATAGGTTCATACTTTATGCACCTAACAGCAGAAAACATTGAACAATACCTCTCAGTGGGGTTTGTTGTCTTTGCTGATGGCTTTTTTGGTATATGGGCAGGAACTAAAAGAGAAGGTTTTCAAACTTATAAAGCACTTAAAGTATTAAAAACATTTGGATTTTGGGTAATAATGTTATCCGCTATCCTAACAATAGAAAAAGGATTTGCTGGAACATCATGGTTAAGTGAAACTATTATGGCACCTTTCTTGGTGTTCCAGTTAATTTCTATTTTAAAAAATGCCTCAATGGTAGGCATTGTAAAAAATGAACTACTTACTCAAATCTTAGACAGATTAGACAAACACAAAGGAGATAGAGATGTTACAAAATAAACAGAACATTTTATTAGTTATAGTAATTGTATTAATAGGTTACAACATTTTTACTACAAACAGTATTAGAACTGATGTAAAAGGATACGAACAAAGAATAGACTCAGTTCAAACCAAAATTGATTCAGCACAAGTAGTAAATAAACAAATCGATACTAAAATCGATTCAGTAAAAGAGAATGTAGTTTCTATTACAAAAGAAATACATCATATAGACAATACCATAACAATTGTAAAAAAACAAACAGATGAAAAAATTAATACTGTTGATAAGTTTTCTAATGCTGAGCTTGAATTCTTTTTCACAAACAGATACAACGAAGGTTTGCATACCAACTAAAGTAGCAAGATTAGCAGCTAAAGATTTAGTTCGCTATGATGGATGCAAAGAGGAATTAAAACTTACTCAGCAAAAAGTTACAAAGCTAGAAGAAAGAGAAGTACAAAAAGATACTATCATCAAACTTCTAAATGATAAAGATAAGAACAACCAATTCATTATAGGACAGAAAGATGTTCAGATTGGAGAGTACAAAGGAATGACTGATGACTTAAAAAAGGAATTAAAAAGTCAAAGAAATAAAACATTCTGGTACAAAGTACTTTCATTTGCAAGTTTAGCAACCTCGCTATTCCTTATAAAATAAATTAATCAAGGCTTGTTTCTACAGGCCTTTTTTCTTATATTATAGTTATATAAAAATGTTATTATGAATGATAGAGAAGCAATCTTTACTATAGATGGACCAAGTCCAAAGAAAGAATTAGTAAATCACCCAAACCATTACGGAGGGAAGGATAATCCCTACGAAGCTATAAAAGTTATCGAGGCCTGGAACTTAGGTTTCTGTTTAGGAAATACTATCAAATATATTTCAAGAGCTGGAAAGAAAGATGAAACAGTTCAGGAATTAGAAAAAGCTTTGTGGTATTTAAAAAGAGAAATCAAAAGACTAAAAGATGCCAAAGAAAATTCTTAAACAAGTAAAGTTAATAAGAGACTTCTGTAATCCAGTTATAGATTACAATATCAGCAAATCCATATCATATAGTCAGACCTTAGCATATAATACTTGTCCACATCAATGGGCATTAAAGTATGTCAAAGGATTGCAAGAGTATAAGCCTTCCATTCATACAGTCTTTGGTACAGCAGTACATGAAGTAATGCAGGAATGGTTAACAGAACTCTATGAAGGAACAGTAAAGAAGTCAAATGAAATGGACTTGAATGCACTACTGCTGGAGAAGATGCAAACAATTTATGCTCAAGAGAAAGAAAAGTATGGAAAGCATTTCTCTACCTCTCAAGAGTTATCTGAGTTTCATAATGATGGTATTGAAATATTGGAGTACGTTCGTAAGAAACGCTCTGTTTACTTTGGAACCAAGTACTACAAGCTGGTTGGAGTAGAAATTCCTCTTATACATAAAATAGCCGAGAATGTTTTCTTTAAAGGATATATCGATATTGTTCTGTATGATGAGCAGGATGACAAGTATATCATTCTAGATATAAAAACATCAACCTCAGGATGGAATGATTATGCAAAAAAGGATGACAAAAAGCTAGCACAATTACTTTTATACAAAGAATTCTTAGCAAGACAATTTGATATAGATATTGATAAGGTAGATGTAAAATACTTTATTGTTAAGAGAAAAGTTCCTAAAGATCCAGAATTTGCAGCAATGGGAAGAAGAGTTCAAGAGTTTGTACCACCTTCAGGAAAGATTAAAAGAGGACAAGCTACATCAGCACTTGCAAAATTTATTAACGATGCTTTTGATGAGCATGGAAAGTATATTGATAAAGAATACGATAAGACGCCTTCAAGAGCAAACTGTATGTTCTGTGAGTTTAAAGGAACAGAGCATTGTCATGCAGGTATTTTAGGATAGGGGTATATTTATATATAAATATAATTATATAAACTATGAACACTAAAAAACTGACATCGGTTAAGGTAGAGGAGGATCTTCTACAAGAATTTAAAGAGCAATGCGTAAGGCATAAATTTTCATTACAAAAGCTTGTAGACAGAGCAATTTTTCTCTATCTTACAGAAGACGGCTTTAAGCAAAAGCTTCACACACAAACAAATATTAAATTAAAATAGTTACATGAAAGAAAATTTTCGTTATGTTAAGAAAGAGGATCGTAAGAAGATTCTTTTGTTATGCGATGATATTAGAATGCATTCTGGTATCGCAACTATGGCCAGAGAGATTGTTGTAGGAACAGCACATCATTTCAATTGGTTGAATATAGGAGCAGCAATCAATCACCCTGAAGTAGGAAAAGGAATTGATATCTCAGGAGAGGTAGGAAGATTGGCCGGTATCGATGATGCATGGGTAAGAGTACTTCCTAATAACGGTTATGGAGATGCAATGCAAGTTAGAGCTTTAATTGCTCAAGAAAAACCAGATGCTATTTTCATCTTTACAGATCCAAGATATTGGACTTGGTTATTTGAAATTGAAAGAGAGATCAGAAATGAAATTCCATTGATGTACTTGAACATTTGGGATGACTATCCAGCTCCTTTATACAACAAAGCATACTATGAGTCATGTGACTTGTTAATGGCAATCTCAAAACAAACTAAAAATATTAATGAAATAGTTTTAGGAGAAAAAGCTAAAGATAAAATTATTAAATACGTTCCTCATGGAATAAATGATAAGTATTTCTTCCCAATGACTTCGGTAGAGGAGCTTAAAAATCTAGATGAATTTAAAAAGAATTTA